TTCTCGGTGAAGAGTATATCCGGCAGATGAAGCGCGACCTCACGCCAAAGACTTTTCAGACTTCTATCCTCTGTCAGAAGATAGGCATCTCGCACGATGGATTTTATTCGTCTATGCAGGAGTACCACAAATATGATGCGTCGGATTTCGACTACCTCGACTCGCTCGGCTACGACAAAATCATCAAGGAGGCGCAGCAGGATCTTTACACTATCCACGCCAACAACCAGTTCTCCACACTTAACAGTTCGCTCGACTGTCGCACGGACTCGGACATCGACCCGATGCAGCCTCTATGCATCGGTATGGACTACAACGCCAACATCAACTGGATTGTGTGCGGTCAACCACGCAACAATAGATTAAACATCCTCAAATCCTTCTATGTGAAGTTCGAGCGCAAAATCCCTGCGCTCGTCGCTGACTTCTGTACTTACTATGCTCCACACCCTAACAAGACGGTCATCTACTACTATGATGCCACTGCCCTCGGCTCTAACTATGCCGTGAACGACCAGGACTTCCACTGGGTGGTAGTCCATGAGTTCGAGCGCCACGGATGGCAGGTCATTGACGTGTATCTCGGCAACCCGATGCGACACGATGAGAAATACCTTCTCATCAACCAGGGTTTTGCCGGGAAGCAACGCCTTATGCCGTACTTCAACCGCCAAAACAACGATGACCTTATCCTCGCCATCCAGTCAGCAGGAGTGGAGCGAGGGCGCAACGGCTTCCGCAAGAACAAGTCTATGGAGAAGCAGCCGGAGTCCGAAGAAGACCTTCTCGAACACCGCACCGACGGCACCGATGCCTTCGATACGCTCTATATCGGCTGCGAGAAGTTCCCACAGCACGATTTATATCCAATTGCTATTGGTGGTGTGCGATAGAACTTAAGTTTTCTAATGAAGTATTTTTTAGGTATAATACTTTCTTTTGTTTATTATTTTGCATATCTTTGCAGACATATAAAATAATTCAATAAATACTAGTAACTAATGAATATTTTAGAGAACGCAGAGAAGTATGCTGAAGGTAAAGCGAATCAGGCTATTACCAAAGCTATAGCCGATGCCTATATCGAAGGATATAAGGCTGGCTACAAAGATCGAGAAGAAGAAATACCTATGGATCTTCGCGACAACAAAACTGAATATGTTAATCTTGGATTACCTAGTGGTACACTATGGGCGTCTGATTATGAAAAATCAAACAAGGTGTACATATATTTACCTTATGAAAAAGCTAAACGTATGAATTTACCTACTGAAAAGCAATGGCAAGAACTAATAAAATATTGTAAGATGGTACCTTGTGGCTATGATGGACAAAGTCAGAGCTTTAATAGTGTTGTATTTATTGCCGCTAATGGCAATTCTATAACATTTTCAAATATAGGGTATGTTAAAGCGAAATTAGAACATAGTTGCGAGATTCTGTTCTGGTTACAGAATAAAGGTGGTGATTCTGAAAATAACGCAGTTTCTATTGACGGTAAAAAAACCAGTGAAAAGCATGAACCTACAAACATTTTCACAGGCTTTAAACTTCCGGTAAGATTAGTTCGATAGCCCAGCTTTTCAAATTGAAACTCATTGAAGTTCAATTATACATTCTGTGATTTTTCATGAAGTGGAAAGCAGCCTAAGCACCTTTTCTATAAGCCTTTGTCTTGCGCCACAACGTAGGATGAAGGCTTTTCTTTTACCAGTGCCGTGGCTCCTGCTGCAGCACTTCCTTCCGTTACACTCTGCACCTTTGGCTCATGCATCTCTTGTGAGAAGCATGCAAGCCAACTAACAAGGTAGTCAATCCCACCTTCTCATGGAGGAAGGGCGCACCGCACTTCCGGCACTTTGTGCATCTTGCACTGGCTCTCTGCTCGAAGCTCGTTCCACCGGCCCACATGCTTGTTGAGGAATCGGCTTTATATTGCCGCTAAAATGACGAGTATTCATTTACCTTATTCTATACGTTACACATCTGATCGTGAATGGACTTCGACAGCTGATGTACATTTCCAAAGCTGTGCGAGCGCAATCGCCTTTATGCTGCCTTCTGACTGGTATCTCTCCACCACGATTTCATATATACTCTGATGCCATCCTCACCTCTGACGACAACAAAGATTGCACAATTCATCTACCTGTCTACTTCTTTTATTGTTCCGCAGTAATATTCTGACGCGGTGTTCTTTCGTACCATAATCATTTCATTTGTACGAGCGTTCCACACAAAATGCTTTCTGATTTTTCCTTTGCAAAGTTAGCGCAAGCGGCATTCTGCAAGGGTCGCGCTCCACGCTTAGTCTAAGATTTTTTCAAAAGTTTTTGGGGCAGGTTTGCCTCATTCCAAAATCTTTCAAGCCCTGAAGGATGAAATAATCTTGCCTATCCCTTGCATTTACATGCCTTCTCCTTGCTGCTACTTGTATGCACGTAAAAATTACAAAAGCACTTCGGTGCTTCACTCTAAGTCGAACAAATAAAATTTAAAGATTATGGTACACACCACTTTTAATTCAGAATATCACTTCGGTAAAAGAAGTTCAAGACAGGTAGAATTGTCAAGCAATCTCTATCAGGTTGTCATCAATGGAGAGGATGGCGAGTATATCGAATATGAAATCGAGGCGGAGAGCCATTCAGAGGCAAGCGCCAAGGCGGAAGCACTCGCAGCCGACAGCTTTGTAGACATCAGCTACATCGAAGTCTATCTCATTCACTAATCAGATTGTTTCACTCTTAAAATAAGATAGTTATGAATACTCAGAATGTCATTTTAGCAGCTAAAGCCAATTCTGGCAAGTCAACAAGCAATGTATGGGTCGTTTACACAAGCGCAGACAGCTCAGACAAGATGTATTGCACAAGTGCCTACAAGGCAATGCGCCTCGCTTTCCTCCTCAAGAAGAGAATGGGATTGAACATCTCTGATAATTGCCTCGCACGCCTCTCGCAAGAGATAGCAAAAGCCAAAGCCCCACAAGGGGCTGCGGTGCAGGAGGTGCAGAAGCCGGAGCCTGCTCCAGTAGAGGAAAAGCCAAAGAAGAAAAGAGGGCGCAAGCCAAAGGCTGAAAAGGCTGCTTAGGCAGCCTTCCACTTCCACCCGGCTCGAAGGAGTCGGGTTTTCTTATGTCACTGCGGCAAGATCGTAGCAAGTCCGAACTTGCCTCCGTTCCATAGGAAAACCCTTTATCCTTCGAGCTGGGTGGGGGGAAACGCAGCGGTCTTTTATGTGTCCATAAAAGGGTTTTATCTTTGAAGAAAAATCTTCAAATGTATGCTTACAATCAGATATTCACCTCAGGACTTCAGCTTCACTTCCTCCATCCCAGACCGCATTGACATCTCCACTGATGCTGTTTCCGTATTCGTTGCTGTACAGACAGGTACTTCAATAATCCTTGAGACAGAACTGTTCCCTTACAACAAGATAGCATCGCTCTATGATCTGCGAAGCATCATAGAGGATTTCCTTGCAGAGCGGAGACTTACTCACGCCAACTTTGTAATCACGGCAGACTCCGATACCGAGGAAGCGATGACACCGGAGCGAACGTTCATCTATTCAAGGCTGAACATACCGTACTGGAGTGGTGCAGTGTACATACAGCACCACTTCCTTACTACACTTTCATCGTTCGTGCTGCCACGCAATGCGGTGCAATGCATTTCCTTTTTAGCACTACCTAACAAGAATCTCACCTGCTACACGGAATGTCTCATTCACGCTGTCGGTGAACCGACACCGCGTGTCGTCCGGCTTGAAGAAAACCCTATCAATTATACAGCGCTGCGCTTGTGTGCCGTCAACGTTATGCCGGAACAATACCTGCAGCGACTGAAAATAAATGGAAAGCTCCTGCAAGTCACAGTGCATCGCGGAGATCTTGCAAAGACCTTCTACATCACGGACCGCAGCCCGAATCTCACGCTGACTGTCCGCAACGAGTTCAACTGCATTGAGTTCATTCACCTCAATTGCGTTACGAAGCGCAAGCAGGCACTTGACCGCTCCACGGCTACATGCCTCGGACTCACCACGTTCTATGACGACAAATCGGCATACGAACACGAAGTGGAGTCTTCAATGCTTTCCTTCGAGCAAGCCAACCATATCTCGCAGCTGCTACTTACAAATGAGATATACATCAACGAGCAATCCGGAGTGCAGCTGCCAATCGTCATCACCGACCTCACCAGTGAGGTCTCCGATGCTGACAACGCCACGAACTCTATAAAGTTCAAGTGGAAGTACGCCAAGCAACGCTTCCCGGCTGCATCCAAGCTACCGCTCAACATCTTCGACACTCCATTCCACCGCACGTTCGACTAATCTCCAAGCAAATGCAATCAATACACATCAGTACACTCCGCAAAATCCTATCCAGTCCCGAACCCATCGACATCCGTCTATGGACTCGCAACGGTGAAATCCAGTCCTGGCACCGCTGCATCTCCCTCAGATACGACTTCTACAAAGGCACAAGACGAATGAAACTGCTGGACTCTAACGAAATCCGGCAGCTTCGAGATGTGTGTATATTTGAGGTGAATGGAATTGAGGTATATATGTAAAATTTATTTTTCCATATCAGAAACTCCATATCCCTTAGATTTGTTCAAATCTCTAAGTCTATCGTAAAGTCCATAAACATTACGGCTATTAGCAGCCCATTCGCTAAGAATATTAACTAATTCTTTATAGTCAACACTGTAGGCCATACGACTATCAGCATGGCGATATCCTCTTTTATCCTTTCTTTGACCACGCGTTAAATATGTATTAATTTCTTCATAGATGGGCTTTCTGGCCACCTCATTATTTTTACCTTTAGGGAGGTATTTTCTCAAAAGCTTACGTACCACATTGTAATAAAGATCATATTTCTCTTTAGGATTATCTATTGGTTTATCCAATATAGTATCAATTTCATTACGAATTTCTATATTGCCGTCACTCGTGAAGAGAAGTGATTCCTCTTTACTTTCATTTGCTTTTAACAACAACAATTCAATCTCTCTCTCTTTAGCTTGCTCCTTTTTTAAAGCAAGTTCCTCAAGTTCTAATTTTTCTTTACTCATAATTATTTACAATTAAAAGTTTTTTTATTTGTTTTGCGTTTTGGACCAACTCTGAAGACTCAAAAGGATTCATATTTATAGTCCTTAGTGCTTTTGTTGTATTGGGGATATATTTGTTAAATTTAGCCCATGCATCATATTTATAACAATATGTTGAATAAATAATAGACGGATGGATACCCCATTGTTGCGCATAAGATAACACGTTTATATGTGAATTTATATATCCTTCTATAAAATTTAGTTTGTCATCACTCAACAAAATTTGCTGAGCAAAGTAATCTGCTCTATCCTCGTTCGTCAACATTAAGTCGCCATAATCACTGCTTATATGGTAGCATTTTCTGGAAATATCCTCTAAATCATAGAGAACATGATACAATTCATGCATAAGTGAAAACCATAAAGTTGGGTATTTTTTCCATAAGTCAGATATAACGATACATGGCTTTTCGTTTATGCACAAAGTCGCCCCTCGAACTTGTTCTTTGCTTAAACAAGGTTGATAAATTACCGTAACTCCAATAGAATATAATGCTTTTGCAACTGTTATTAATCCATATTCTTCATTTCTTGAATACGGTTTTATTTTAGGTATTATTTCTATTAATTTTGAACGACTATATTTATTGGGGTTGTCTATTGAAATAAATTGAGTGTAAGCCGAGCGGATCCAAAACTCCCTCATCTTCTCATTTGAGGTCTTCTTTGTCCTACTAAATGCACGTCCTAAATCATCAGATGCAAAATCATACAGGCTTTTTAGATTAAAGAACTTCTTTATTCGAGAAACTATATTTTTGGTACTGTTTTCAGATGTTAGAAAGCCACATTTCTTTAATGTCTGCAAATCAAACATCTCTACTAAATATCCAGCATCTCGCGCATCTTGAATTTCGCCAATAACATCAGCGTCCATTGTTGGCAAGTATGATGATGCCAACTGTTCAAACTCAATGCCAATGAAATTCGCTAATTTTATGAAATTAACCAAATTAATTTGTTTCGCCGTTCCCCCAAGAATAGGTTTTAGGCTATTTAATTGAATACCCAATAATTTTTGTATTGCTCTATCAGAAAGCCCAAGCCTGTTTTTCTTTATCTCATATAACTCCTGCAAAGAGTGCGATGCTATATTTTCATCACACTCTCTTATTGCAGGTCGTAATATGGGAGAAAAGTTATTGTCTATTTTCATAACGATTAAAATTTTATGCAAAAATACATATTTATCTTGATTACACCAAATTTTCGCATAAAAATTTAATCGCTTATCTTAAATAATTCTGCAATTATATAGTAATACTATATTTTGTCACTATCATCAAACGGCAGCAGATTATTGAACTTATCAAAATCTGAGCTGAATAATTTGTCTTGTATAACTCTATATTTTTCAAACTCTGACTCCGCAAAACTCTTTGCAAACTCAGCCGTCACATTCCCGGCATCATGCAAAACGGCATCACCTCCAGCTTCAAGGATGATGTCTATTCGTTTTGCCCAATCTTCCATTGACATAGGGATATGTCGCTTAGCCATACGTTCTGCCATGTCAAGAACAGAGTTGACGAGTCTGCCCATGTCTTCCAGCTCAACTTGTTTCAGATAATTCTTGGCAATGCTCACATCAGGTTTAACAATCTTTCCATCTGGAGCATTTTCCCATGTCGTCAACCCCATGTGCTCCTTTTCTGCGTTCGCACGCTCAACAATAAGTTCTGCAGCAGTGTGCCCATGAACGGCATAATGCATCTTATTCTGAACTTTCTTATAGAAAAGTCGAGTGGTTGGGGCATCCTTGTTGTAATCAATGGCCGTGGCATATATATCCGTAAGTTTCTGATAAAAGCGACGCTCGCTCAATCTTATCTCACGAATTTCTGCCAACAAGTGCTCAAAGTAATCTTCTCCAATGAATGAGCCGTTCTCCATACGTTTCTTGTCTATGATATATCCACGCAATGAAAATTGGCGGATGACGTATGTACACCATTGACGAAATTGTGTGGCACGTATAGAATTAACGCGATAGCCAACAGAAATGATAGCATCGAGATTATAAAACTGCGTATTGTATTTTTTACCGTCCTCGGCAGTATGTGCAATTTTTGCACATACTGAATCTTGTTGCAGTTCTTTTGTTTCAAAGATGTTTTTCAGGTGCTTGGTTATCACACTTCTATCAACATCAAAGAGCACAGCCATTGCCTTCTGCGTAGCCCATACCGTTTCGTCTTTATACAATACCTGTATTCCCTGTTTCTTACCTTCTGCAACAAAGGTCAGAAACTCTGCCGTACTATTTCTTATTTCAAATTTCTTTGCCATGTCTTTACTTTCTATATTTTATCATTTCACTTCCTTTCAAAAATATCGGCATACCCTTGTCATACCCGGCAGACTTCGATTTCTCTGCCTGAATAATCCCGTTTATGTCGAACTCTCCAAGTGTTATCTCTTCGTCAAAGAAATAGCAGAAATACCTGTCGTGCCGTGGGTTGGTGTATCCTTGCTTCAACATCTGGTCACGCGACAGTTCACCAGTGTTCTTCACACGAAAAGCCTTGTACACCTTATTTTCACCGTCCATATACAGAACTACAAACTTGGCGTGCTTCACATAATCGCGACTCTTCACCACACCACCATGCACATCCTTGCCAAGGCGCACATTATATGCATCATCACGCTTGCCGCCCTTACGGCTAAATATCCAGTGCAAGTGGTCAAGTCCGTTCACTATACCGACAAGTATTGTCGTTTCGGCATAATTCTCCAAATAGTGCATCGTGAGAAATTGCTTGGGTATCTCGTTATGCGGACGTGGCTCCACGATGGGCATCACGTCCTCTGTCAGTGTACGCGGATCCTTGCCAAGGCTGCATGGAGCTACATAAAAGGCTTGCTTCAACTCAAACATCACTTGTTCGTTCTCGTCCGCAATCTTCTTTCTTGCCTCCTCGGCATGCACTGCGTCATGCTTCACGTTCTTGTAGTACTCATATTCCTTTTCCGGCTTGCGGAGTGCAAGCGAGAAATACTGTTGGTCACTGCCTTCACGGTTCTCAAACGGATGGAATACCTTGCCAAGCACCGATTGAAAATTCTCTTTGATGTATTCTTCCGCATGAACATTCGCATGGGCTGTCATGGCATAGAAATCAAAGTTTTTCTCGAGCATCTTCTGTATCTCCTTGCGGAACATCTGGCGCACACGGTTACGCCAAGCGGCTTTGCTAGACGAATTGTTTCTACCGTACAGCGATACAACAAACAGGAAGTTTACATCGTAGTGGGCTAACAGAAACGTGTCTCTGTCAAACAGTCTGTTGTCGTATTGTCGGCTAAGATAATATTCTTGTCGGCGTTGACCTTCAGGCTTCTCGCTGTCGATAAGGTGTATGTCATCAGCAGCACGAAGCTCGTTTTGGTTGGCGGAAATGAAGAAGTTGGGTATGATGTTATATCCTTCAGTGGCATCGTCACGGAGCTTGATGTGTCCTGCCTGGTCTTCTTTCTTGCCGTCATTGAACAGATCAAGATTCCATTGTATTACATTCCTGGCATAGGTAAACTGCTTGTAGATGCTTTCCGCGCCGAGTGCATTGCCTCGCTTGTAATACTTGGAGTCGCCAATGTAATAGATATTGTCGTCATTGTCGTTGTTGGTCAACTCCTTGTATTGGTACATGTGGTCAACTCGCTTTCCGTCGGGTTGGTCTTTCAGTTCCTTTGGCAACTGCTTTCTTTGGTCTCCGGCTATCAGCTCGTCGATAATCGCTTCAAAAACGACATGGAAACTCTTGACCAACAGGTATTCTCGCTGGTCTACATTGAGTGTGACGTTCTCTGGGCGGTCGAAGAAAGCATAGCATAAATCCCATAATTCCAACGCCTTGTCGGAATAGTATTTGTACTTTATCTGCTTTAGTCTGCGCTTCCCGTATCCGTTCATGTACCGTTTGAACTTAACTCCCTTTATCAAGGGGAAATTCACGTTTATGCACACAGGAAAACCATATTCGTCTTGCATGTGTTGCAAGATGCTGTAATAGATTACAAGCAGCTCTTCGTCGAAATTTATTTGTCGTTTCTTGTTTACCGGGTTTATATAGCTTACCTCCTGTCTTCCTGAGTGGCTGATGCTTTCTTGTATTACAGCTTGGCTCTTGGAAATGGTGCGGGTCCAGTTTATTTTGTTGAGTCCGGAATGGAGGTTCTTGACGATGAACATCACGAAGCTCTCGTTGTCCTTGTTCCATTGCTGCAATGCGAGAAGTACATCAAGGAATGTGCTAGCTCTGCGCTTCTTTGTGTTTCCCAACATGGGTGCTCGGCGGTAGAGCACTATGCTTGGCTGGTTCTTCGGCCCGTCCATTCGGTCAAACTCATGGTCTTTGAACACACAGATGGCACGGTATATCCATACGCTCAGATTATAGATAAACGTATGTTCCTCGCTTGTCAGCTCCTTACATTCATCGGCGTGGATAAGGTCTCTCGGTGCAATATGCCCGAACACCTTTTCTTTGCCAAAATCTCCCTCCAATAATACTTTTGGCAGAATAAACACACAATCGTTCACATCAGGATCGGGATTGAAAAAGTAGCCTACATAACTTAGGCTTACTTTCCCCTCTACGTCCTGAAGCACACCAAACCCTTTGAGCACGTCGCAAACGTCCTCATAGTCATATTGGTATTCCTCGATTAATATGCGCATACGCTTATTCTGTTACTGTATTCACTGCCCAGCCTTGGGCTTTTGCAAATTTGATAATGAAATCTATGTTGTACTTGTTCCACCATGTCAAAACTTTGTACTTGACTCCATCTGATGATGTTTGTTCTGCACCGAAACATGAGGTGTAACTGCCTGTTATTTCTTCAGCGCGTGCCAATACTCCTTTGTATCTATACTTGTTGTCAACAGTATCATCAAATGCCAAATCGCTTTGCAGCTCTGCAAATGTCTTGTCTGAATGTTCGTTGATATATTTCATGACGATGCTATACCCAAGGTCTTTCTTGGATAGTCGCGATTTTCCGTCAAACGAATATTTCGTGTAGTCGATAGAGTTTCCGTTGTCATCTACATCTACTACTATGGGAGCATCATCATTAGTTTTGATATTTTCTTCGCCTACCACGCCGACAAGGAACGTTCTTATCGCCTCGATATTCACCTTATTGTCGCTGCCATAGAACGCATCGAAGCATATTTCAGCTTCTGGCTCGTCACTGACCTTGAAGAGTGAGATGTCGCCGTCCTTGAACACATCGTTCCACAGATAGAATAATACTTTGCTGACAAACTTGTCTGCCGTAATCACACCGTCCTTTGCCTTGCAAAAGAAATACCCCAGCTTCTTGTCGTCGCTGCTTGTCTCCTTGGCTATCTTCTTGTTTATTTCCTCAATGAACGTCCACCAGTGGCAGTATTCATTACCAAACATTATCTTCCAACCCTTGCCTGCATCTGTAATCTTGACGTATCTCCAATTCCAGCGACGCTTGAAAGCAGAGTCGATGGGAAACAAACTCTGATCACTCGTATTCATTGTTGCCCATATATATAGGTTGGGGGGAAGACATAATATACGTCCTTCTTTAATGTCCTCCGTCAGTCCAACATAAATGAGCTCTTTTCCGTTTTCAGCCTTTTTACATTTAAGTTCATACTCTCCACCTTTTCCAAAAGCCTTTTTTATCTCTGTATGCAAATCAGTGTCTGCCTCTATTGGATATGTAGAGAAACCGTAGTCGTTACGGTCGAGTAATTGAAACAGATCACCGAATATCTGTGCACAATTGCCTCTGTTTATTTCCTCAATTATTAGGAACTGTACATTTCATTTTCCATCCTCTACATATTTCTGCCATGCTCCTAGGTAGGCTTTCAGAAACGCTTGCTTCACATACTTGTATGTAATGCGCTCTTCCTTCAACCTCTTTCCATCTTCAATAACCACATGCCCCGATACGTCGCGTAAGTCCACTTGTGACATCACTGGCTTATACGCTCCAACAAAGGTTGAATAGTCACTGTCCGGATGAAACGTGGTACGTATCACAGAATACATTTTTGTAACCTTTTTTATCTCATAAGACTTGCCTGTACCTGGAGCTCCGTAATATATTTGCTGGAGAGGTAGGTTCCATAATTCTTCTGGTGCGTTAAGTATGGAATCCATTATGTGTTCCGCTTCTGCGCCCTTTATTACGGCATTAGTGAGTTCATTCTTATCTGCTAAGAATGCACATAATTCTGCTACAAATGACTGTGAAGCATTTACTAATCCTGCACACGTCAAAATCGGAGAAACATAAAAGTCAGCCCTATCAATAGTTTTTGCTCCATGCCACCAAGAATAATCAGAAATGAAGCGCTTTAGTAATGCTCTAGATTCCTCGTCTAATTCAAGAGAATTTATTTTGTTTTCTTCTTGCTCTGTCAATGTTCCATTGTCAAGAGTCTTCAACCGTTCTTTTGAAGTAACTTTTAAGGCAAGATTTCTATACTTTATCAATTCTTTATAGTAATCGGTAAAGTAAGAAGCAATATAAAACCATTGATTTGGCATATATATATTTAAAGCCCCACGCAGGTTGCCTTTAGTTATAATTACGGCAGAGTATTTATTATAAGAAATAACATTGTTATTTATCTCTTTTACCTGCTCCTTAAATTCTGATGGAAGAACAAAGTCTTTTCCATCATACTGTCTAAATTTATCGGCAGCATGACTATAAATAAGACCTAGATCTTTTAATTGTTCCATGATTAGTGATTTAATAATTGTTCTACAATTTCTTGGGAAAGTCTCTTTATAACAGGTACAGCTACGCTATTTCCAAACTGATGATAGGCTTCTTTCCTTGAAACAACGATTCGAAATTCTTTGTTGTTTTTATTGTAGTTATCATTGTTTGCACATTCTGGATGTTCCCAACCATTTCCGAGTATTCTATATCCTTGCAGCCTTCCTGCTTCAACAGGAGTGAGACGGCGGGGGTTTAATCCTTTAGATGATTGGTCAATCAATATTTCACTACCATCCTTCCAATAACGCGCTGATATTGTACTACAATATATGCTGTCAGAATTAAAGAGACTGTATCCAAAGCCTTTTCCATTGGCTTTATTGCGTTCTTTTCTCTTTTGATGTCCCTCCCACATTCTGTCGCTTATTGTGTAGTAGGAATCCATTGTTTCTTCTGGCTCAAATATATCAGACAATTTGGTTTTTATAACCCTGTCTGCAAGGTCTTTTGTTTTGTCATATATAGTACTGCCGTCTGGAGCTATTCCATACGGAAATTTGAAATCCTGAACATCTATGATTTTCTTATGCCATGCAATTATAAAAAGACGCTCTCTGTTTTGAGGAACTCCAAAGAACTTGGCATTAAGTATTGCATATGAAACCCCATATCCAAGTTCTTCCAAAGTAGCTAAGATTACTTTAAGAGTATTACCTTTATCATGGACTTTTCAGTCCACGAACATTCTCTAAGAACAGCACTCTGGGAGGATATCCATGTTCGATTTTATATTTAACGATGTTAGCGATATTAAAGAACAAAGTTCCTCTGGTATCTTCAAACCCTCTTCTTAAGCCGGCTATAGAAAAGGGCTGACACGGGAAACCGCCACAGCAAATATCGAAGTCTGGAATATCTTTGGGGTCAGCTTCTGTTATATCTCCATTAAAATATTTATAATTACCGTATGAATCCTTTTCAAATAATCTTGGCTCGATATCTTTATAATTCTCCTCATAAGATATTCTTGCATATTTGTCCCACTCACTTGCAAAAACACAGCGAGCACCAACATAATGCATAGCGGTATGAAAACCACCAATACCAGCAAATAAATCTATAAATTTATATATCTTTTTGGTCATAACATTTTTATCTCTACATTAACTCCTTCAGCCCTTCCAATCCTCCAAGGACTTCTCCAAACTCTTCCGGCAGCTCATTTGCAGCCCTATATGTTGCAACGCCCATAGGCTTTCTTGTGTCTCGCAGAGCATACTCCACCGTCCGTTGCTTTTGTCCTCGACAAAGAATGATTCCGATGGACGGATTTTCATTGGGCAAGCGCACAAGGTCATCAAGGGCAGAGAGGTAGAAGTTCATCTTCCCAACAAATTCAGGCAGAAACTCTGTCCACTTCAACTCTATCGCCACCAAACATCTTAATCTACGGTTGAAGAAGAGGAGATCTATAAAATATTCCTTGTCGTCAACAATTAATCTGTATTGGTTACCCATATAAGAAAAGTCGGCACCAAGAGCCATGATGAACCGCTTTATATTTTCAACGATCTTGGTTTCCACTTTGTGCTCATCCCATTCATCTACATCATCAATCTCTATGAAATCAAGTTTGTAGTTCTTGCGAAACGCCCTCATTGCCTTTTGTTTCTGTTCGCCATCTGATAATGTTACAGCAAAATTGTTCGGCATTGTGCCTTCCTTCAGATAGAGTTGCTCACGTATATTATATTTAAGTTTATCAACGCTCCAAAACTCACTCGCAACACGCCTTATATAAAAAAGACGTTCATTAATTGACTCTGATCGTCTAAGTATCTCATAATGATGGGTAAACTGCACTGTAAGGAATGCTTCCAGTGTTGCTTTATCAAATTGGTCAGTTATTAACTGACCAATTGTTATTTCATCATTGTCTGTCGAAACTGGTGAGATTTTATTTGATGTTACACTATTATTCCCTTTAAAGAATATTAGTCCAAAAAACTCTTTCCATCCTTCATAAAACACACACATTTTCTTTAGATTGCTTTTTGTAAAGCCCCTAAGTCCCGGCAGTTCCTGTTGTAGCTGTGAAGAAATTGCATCAAGAACTTTATCACCCCAATGTGAGGTTTGTTTACGACATGATATATATCCACCGATGGAATAATTCAAGGCCAAAGAATCCTTGTTGGCTTGAATCATCACCTTACGCCTCGTTTGTAGAATAGCTACTTTTATAGCTTCTACAGCTCGATGGATGTCAGTTTGGATTATATTTTGTTCCATTATATTTCTTCATTATCAACTATTAATATATCCGAAAGTTCGACATTGAGCAACTTCGATATTTTTATCAAACACTCAACGTCTGGCTGGCTTGAATTTGTGCACCATTTTGAGATGGTTGTTTTATCTTTTCCAAGTTGCTCAGCCAGCCATAAGCCTGTTTTCTTTTTCTCAACAAGCAATAGTTTTAGGCGATTCAACTCTTTATGTGTCATAATATTTAATTTATACCGCAAAATTACTAATTATTATCAACAAACTTGCAAAAACAGCCTTATTTTTATGCTGTGTTCTCAACAAGTTGAAAACTATTCAATAGTTTTATGTCTTTTCCGAGGATTGAACTACAATATATCTTTGCCTCAAAAACAGCACATTATGCCCGATACACTAACATTTACATCCGTCCATACCATCCCTGGCACCCATGCCTCCGCAGCCTTCACCACCAAGACATCTGAAGTCTTTAAGGAGGAGAACGACATCGCACCCATCTTCATCAACGAACGCATGAAATACATACCCTGGGGCGGTGACAACCGTATGCCATATAACATCATCAATTTCATTGAGTCCGACGAGACACTGAGCACCTGCCAGATGTTCAACGCCGAAGTATGCTACGGCAGCGGACTCGTCTACAACACGGAGCAAGCCACCGAACGAGTCAGATCGGAAGTCGACGACTTCACATCTGACAACGACATCGCTTCATACTTCCTCGGCGTGTGCCAGGACTTTAAGCACTTCGGGTTCTGCGTCAGCGTGATCATCCTCAATGAGGATGCCAGTCGCATTGTCCGCATCGTCCGCAAACAGGCGTGCTATGTACGCTTTGCTCCTGCCGACAAGTCCGGAGTGATACCTTACATCCTCTATGCCAACTGGCGAAACACGGTCAGTCCGGAGAACATCGAGCGCATCGAACTGCTCAACCCACAAGCACCGTTCACGGATCTGCAGACACGCTCAAAGAAATACAAGAAGTTTGCTGTCGTCAGTCGCATACCCACGCCCGACAACACGTATTATCCCATACCGTACTACGCAGCTCTCTTCAAGGGCAAGTGGTACGACATCAAGCAGCTCATCGGCGTGGCAAAGGAAGCGAAGCTCCGCAACTCGGCTCCCATCAAGTACCACATCGAGATTGCCAACTCCTTCTGGAATAACATCTTCAAGGTCGAGGGCATCACGGATCGCGTAAAGCAGCAGGAGCGTGTCTGTCAGGAGAAGGACAACATCATCAACTTCCTCACCGGCATGGAGAACAGCGGCAAGGTGCTCTTCTCCACGTTCTACGTTTCACCGAACGGCGAGGAGCAACACGACGTTGTCATCAACAAGATCGAGACGGATAAGGAGGGTGGCGACTGGGCGACAGACATCATCGAGGCGGTAAATATGATGTGCTTCACGATGCGAGTCCACTCCAACCTCGTAGGCTCGGTGCCGGGCAAGTCGCAGACCAATAATTCCGGCTCAGACAAACGCGAGCTTTACACCATCGCACAGGCTCTGCAGAAGCCTTATCACGACCTTCTCTTCGGCGTTCACCGACTGATAATGCGCTTCAACAAATGGCAGAACGTAACACCCGATTGTCCTTTCATTCAGCTTACTACGCTTGATGAGAACATGGACGCGAAGCAGGTTTCACTCAATAAACAAGGCAATAATGAAGACACTGATAAGCAGCAATGAAATATTGCAAAAATACGTTCCCAACACCCTCAAAGCGGTTGCTGGGGAACGCTCTCTTTTCGACAAAATCGCATATCATCTGCAGCAGTCTGAGACGTGGCTGACCCAGACCTTCCTTTCATCAAAGGTACTGGAGAAGTTAATCGAAGAAGCCGACTCTTCACCGCTGCTGCACCATTGCCGTATGGCTGTCGCTGCCGATGCCATGCTTCACGCCGTGCCGCAGCTCGACCTCATCCTCACCCCGAACGGCTTCGGAATAGTCAACAATCAGAATATAGTTCCGGCATCAAAAGAGCGTGTTGACCGTCTTCTTGCAGGACTTGAAAAGCTGCGCGACGATGCTCTAACAATCATCCTCTCCATGCTCCCTGCAGCCTACCAGTGGACCGACTCGGAGCAGTTCAATTACTTCGCAGCCACAATGTTCGCCGACCTTGACACAGTCCAGCACCTCGGCTACACCGAACACATCTGGCAGCACTTCATGGAGATTCACGCCCAGCTACTCGTCATTGAAAGCCGACTCGAAGCGGAGTTCTTCAGTCGCGACCTCATGGACATCCTGCGCCAATGCAACATCCTGAAGCAATTGGGCACCACCGCCGACCCTGCAAGGTATCAGCGCTTGTACCAACGCATCGCAGCCATTGAGTTCTCGATACTCCGCACGGGCGAGTTCCCAATCCCGAGCATCATCGACGCTGTCAACTTCATTCGCACCGCTCCGGCAAACGTGTTCACCGAGTGGAAAGACTCTGAAACATCCAAACTTTTTGAAGACCATGGCTATAAGAACAAAAAACAATCCGGAGGTTTCTTCTTCTAAATAATTTTGTATCTTTGCAGAAGAATAATAAAATACAAATTATGAAAAAACTATTTCTATTGTTAATTCTAACTTTAAACTCATTGCTTTTGTCTGCACAATCGCATATTACTTTTAAAGGAATACCTGTAGATGGTCATGTTTCTATGTTTGTGGAAAAACTGGAAAAGAAAGGGTATAAGCTAAGAGAAAAATTAAACTCGGGATATGTAATGAGCGGTGTTTTCACTGGCAAAGAAGCAACAATATATGTATTGTTTTCTCCTAAAACAGAAACAGTATGGAAAGTTGGGGTTACGTTTAGCCAAGATGGAAACGATTGGTCAACCATTAAAAATAATTATTTAGAATATAAGCAATATTATATAAATAAATACGGAGAACCCCATGATGACTTCAACTTTTTTAGTTCACCATATAAAGAAAATGACGGCAATGAAATTCAAGCTATCGAAGAAGATAAATGTCACTATTCTTGTTATTTTGAACTGGAAGAAGGTTCTATAGCAATAAACATTTCTTCATATAAAAATATAACTATATCATATGAAGATGCTATTAATCTAAAGAAAATGGAATTAGAGAAATCATCAATAATATACGACGACATCTAACTTGTCTTTTCCCCCATAACAATGCTTTCATACTTTCGCAGTATGGAAGCATTTTTTAATATATCCCTACCCAAAGATTGGCAGTCCTTATCCGACAGCCAACTCCTTTTTTTCTTCCGTCTGCTCTCACACGACCTGCAGATTGAAGAAGTCCTTACCGTCTGCCTATTCAAATGGGCTGACCTCCGACTTCTGTGCCGCACCGCCAACGGCTCCTTCTTCGTCAAGCAGCGCCACCGACCGAAGCAGGAAGCCACGCTTACCCTTCAGCAGATACAGTCTGCCACAGCAGCCCTTGACTACCTAAGGTCGTTCCCCTCTTTCCCTACTCGCATCACCAAGATAGGCAAGGCGCGTCCGCTCGAAGCCGACTTCCAAGGCGTGCCGTTCTCGACGTTCATATCCTGCGACAACTACTACCAGGGCTTTCTCCAAACGAAGGACAAGGAGCGGCTGAAGGACCTCACGCTGCTTCTATATCCACGCATCAAGACTCCCTGCCTGACACGCCCGATTCAATACTGTGCCTTCTACTGGTTCGCATCGCTGAAGCAATACTTCGCCCGGCTGTTTCCGCACTTCCTGCAGCCGATGCCAGCTGACGAGCAGAACTTACTTGGCTACACACCGCCCATCAGCGAGATGCTCCGCCAAAGTATGAACGCACAGATTCGTGCCCTCACCGGTGGCGACATCACCAAAGAAGACGCAGTATTAAACATGGACACATGGCGAGCACTCACGGAGCTTGATGCAAAGGCAAAGGAAGCCGAGGACATCAAGCGGCAAACAAAGTAGCACCCACGGCTTAAAAAGGCTCAGAAAGGCTCAGTAAGGCTTAAAATCAAGCCCCCAAGCCACAAAACACAACACCATGCAACAATCAAACATCAATTGGGATGCCACAGCCTTCTTCGCATCCCTCACCGAAAAGAACAAGTTCGCCAAGGCTCACGACTTCGTCTTTGCCCGGGTCTCCGGACTCGATGGCTTCGAGGAAGTCCTGCAGCAGCTGCAGTCCGCCACCGCCATTGTCGCCGTCAGCGACATCAGCCAGGGCTACATCGAGGTGAACAATAGTCCGCACACGCGAAGAGTGAAGACGGTCTTCCTCGCAATGCGACACGCCATTCTCGATATGGAAGCACGCCAGATGTGTATGAACATCATGCGCGAGCTGTTCCGCCAGTTCATGAGCAAGCTCATCCTCGAAAAGACGAAGCAGGAGCAGCACAACATCTTCCTCGACCCTCGCATCTCCTTTCAGGAAATCGACCAATACTTCTTCTCAGGCTGCGCCTGTGCGTTCTTCCAAATCGCAGTAGACACTTATACCGATTTACGCTATGACCCAACTGAATGGCAATGACAAACAGCGTGAGGAGCGCGAAAAGTTCGTGTTCGCCTTCAACCGCACCATGATCACGATTTGGTGCGAGCAGATCACGCTCCTCAACGTCATCGACACCGGACGACTCCTACGCTCACTCAAAGCCCTCCCTGTCCGAGCCGACGGACGTTTCATCGAAATCGGACTCTCGCAGTCCTTCCTCGAATACGGACTTTGGCAGAACTTTGGCACCGGAAAGGAAATCCCAAGAGGCAACTCAGGCGACATCGGACGTGAGCGCAAGCGTCAGAAGAAACCCTGGTTCTCCCGGAAGTATTACGCCTCCGTCATGAATCTCCGCGACTTCCTCGCCGACAACATCGCACACGAATTTGTCGGCATCGTCGCACGTTCACTCGACGACAAGTATGTTCGCTACAATCACTAGCCACCAAACAAAGTTCTCATCCAATAGCTCAGGAAGCCCGACTACAAAGATTGCCCCACGGCTTAGGAAGGCATAGGAAGGCTTAGTTCGGCTTATCCCAATTCCTCATTGAACAATTCAAAATCGGCGCAGCCGACAATTCAACATTCCACATTCAACACTCAACATTCAAAATATGGCAACAGACATCACCCGAATCACAGAGCTAATCAAAAGTTTCAAGTCCGAAACACGCGAAGAATCCGTCACCGTACAAGTCCTCGGCAATCTTCTGCAGCAAATCGCCAACGTCATCGGCACCACGGCGCAGCAGACGGAGCTGACCACGGTCTCAAAATTCTATGCTAACCTCACCAGTCTCAACAGAATTCTGACAGGCATCAGCGCTGGCACTGACGACCCGAACCAGATGCACCTCACACTCTACGACTGCAGTCTGAAAACTGGCGAAATAACTTCCCTCCGCGATGCTCTCGTACTCCGTGCAGCCACCACTGACCGCGCCGGAGTCATGCAGTCACAACACGTTCAAGACCTCAACCAATGCAAAAACGTAGCACAGAAAATACCTGCGATACAGAGAGTTATACGCAGTCTGCAAGCCAACTACAACACGCTTTCATCCATGAAGCAGACCGAGACTATCCACATCGAATGTCAAATCCGAAAGGACGGACTTTACATCCCGGGCGCCCAGCAACTCATCAAATCCGGACTCAAACCAATCCTCTTCCGCTACTCAATCCGCACCAGCAGACACGGCAGAAAGACCGACAAGAAGAAACGCACGCCAATGGCGAAGCGAAGAGGGTGGCACCGCTTCTTCAGCTCAGAAAAGCTCACAGTCACACCCAACGGACAGATACTCTTCCGCGATGATTCCAAGAACGCTGACCCCATGAAGCCAACGTATCAGCCAACGCCGCAGCACCTCTTCACATACATCAAGAAAGAGATTGACCCTGCCACAAACCTCATCTCAGCCGTCAAACTTCCATACGGACAGAAAGTCTTCGACATCTTGCAGCGCACGCACTACTTCAAGTTTGCAATTGCCTTCTACAAGCCAATCTCAAAGTCAGAAGCCTTCACCTTCAGCGACCTCCGCACGAACCTCGCCATATTCAAGGTACGCGCCACCGCAAATCAGTACAATGGGGGCACACTTGACACCACAATCCAGCTATCAAGATAATGGAGGATAACAAAACAAAGTAGGACGGTGAAAACAATAAACTAAAACCAATACCTATATGAGCAGAAGCGAAAAAAACAAGACCCCATATAAAGAACAATGGCAGTCCCGAAGGGCCGCCACAGTATTAGGAATAATGGCACTACGGCCACAACATCGAGAACAATGGCACTACGGCCACAGACTCGACACAAAGATAGCAAACCACATTTCATCAACAAAAGACAAAACAATCCAACATCACACCATCTCACCATCTAAACACCAAACTCATTATGGAAAAGAACACAAAAGAATCAATCCAAATCCTATCCGCCGTTGCAATGCTCATCGGTGGGTTCGCACTCGCTGTCGCAGGTTTCATCGTACCGCCCACCGGACAAATACACGAATCCGTGTTAGGAATCTTCGCAGAATGTCTAATCTACGCAGGCTCAATCTTCGGTGTCACTATCTACATACAGACAAAGTACACTGAACTCCGATCCTACCTCGACAACAAGCTCAAAGAGGAGAAACAGAAAAAGCCAAAGGACTGACTATGCGCAGCTACTAAGCTGCGCATACTACACTTAAATGAAATGTGTAAGCGCAATAAGAATCTAGTTCTTCACTAGTATTATAGCTCTGTAGTTTACTTTCCTCTGCCTTGTGACATGCCAAAAAGCATGCCCACTATCCAAAGTATTATTAACAATTCCATCATACGCTCGTAGTTTAAAGTTAATAGCCATCTGCAAAGATAGTGCAAGTTGAGAGCAGAATATCAAGCTTGCTTGAATATTGTGCCGAAGTGCCGCCTATCTTATGCAAAGATAGTGCAAATCGAAGACAACACAAAATATGCTTGCATATTTTTATTGTTGAGATGCCGCCTATCTTATTCAAAGATAGTACAAGTTGGGCAAATTACAAAATGAAATAGTCATTTTTAGATGCCGCCCATCTGCACCCGATTTTCCACGGCGTAGAGAGGCTTAAAAAGGCTTAGTTCGGCTTATAATTCAACATTGAACAATTCAAAATCGGCGTAGCCGACAATTCAAAATTCAAAACTCAAAATTATGCGCAGCATAAATTTTCTTATAATCCATTGCTCTGCCACGCCTGAAGGCAAGGACTTCACCACGGCTGACATCGACCGCTGGCACCGGCAGCGAGGCTTTGCCTCCATCGGATATCACTTCGTCATCTACCGCGACGGCTCTGTGCATCATGGCAGACCGCTCGCACAAGTGGGAGCGCACTGCCAAGGGCACAACGCCCATTCCATAGGCATCTGCTATATCGGTGGTTTAACCGCCGACGGCAAACACCCTAAGGACTCTCGCACTGAAGAGCAAAAGTCCGCATTGGTGGCACTTCTTCGCAAACTCAGAGTGCAGTTCCCAAATGCCAAAATCCGAGGACATCGAGATTATGCAGCTAAAGCGTGCCCATCATTCGATGCCACGGCAGAGTATGCAAACATCTAAACCATACGATATGAAACATATCCTAATCCTTATTCTTTGTGCATTTGTACTGGCGTGCAAGAGCACAAAGACAGCATCATCTTCCAATGAAAGTGAGCGAAACGCCGTTTCGCAAGCTCAATGGCGATCCGCTCAGAATCTTTCATTCAGTTCCCTACAGAGGCTTACAGCCCTTTCATTCGATAGCTGCGTCTTCACATTCGGGGGTGTCGACACGTCGGCAACCCCTCAATGTTCCGACTTCAGCTATCCATCGGGCAAGCCCTTGTCCAATGACAAGGCAAAGCTTTCCACTGCGCACGGCAACGCTACGGACTGCATCCGTGGCGAGCCGTACTCAGCATCACACCCCACACACGGCAAGCCGTCTTCTATCAGACTCTACGGACTTCACCTTTCCCAAGAGGAAAAGGAGGAGTCCGCAGCTGCAAAGCAGGTGGAAGACAGCATCGCAATAGCGAAGCAGTCTTCATCCGACAAGTCGCAGGAAATTATCAAGTCAAGGTCTTCAGTTCCCTTCACGGCAAAGTTCGCTATTGCCGTCCTGATGATGCTAACGGCAGTAGCCGTCATTTTCTTTATCCGTCGCTATCTCGCCGGCAGACGACGACACTTCGGTCACAGGCTCCCGAATTCATTACCAGACAGCTCCGGCGGTGCATTGTTCGGTGGCGAGGACAAGCCATTGCATGGCTAAGTGAAATTGTGGGGTGTTCCATTGCGTTCCGTCGCTTTGGGCTTCTGTTGCAAAATAAGTATGCCACTTCCCTGATCCGTACCATGCCTCTTTTTCTCGGATGTGAGGAGGACAAATCGCCTGAAGTCGAATAGTCCTCCATACATTCGAGAAAAGTGCAAGCACACGAGTCACGGTACGGGGTAAGCAACATACACATTTCTCCACGTCAGCCCAAAGCCCCTCCACTTCATTACACGCCCCACAATTTCACGGCTACGCCAGTCCTCGCCACCGAACAATACACCACCTACGCACATGATTGACGCATCACCCAGCCAAGCAACGCTTGCAGCGAGCTTGTCTGACCTCCTCGTCAATCATCAACACGCAAGCGTCATCCGTCTTCCACGTCATTTCATTCCGTCATTCTTCTCCACATCTGCGATGTCATTCTTTTTTTGTACATCAAAGATGTCTATCTATCATCAAAGGTGAAAAGTGTTGCACACCCTTCACCTTTCTTAATAGGTACGGACACACGCTCCATTGCATTGCGCATAAGTCCGTGCAGCTTCGCTCAATCCCTTTCATTCACTTCGCTCAATCTTCTCTTCTTCAGCCGAAAGGCAGTGGCTCTCCACTCCCGTGTCCGTCCGTTATGCGCCACCTCCTTTCGTCCACTGTTGCGAAAGGATATTGCGCTACATTCCATTACGTTATCATTCCGGAGTTTCTCTATGACTCTGCGAGCCATGGAGAAGTCCTACATTACCACTTCATTACATTCCACTTCATACCCATTCGCTTCGGGTAAGGCAGAGCCTTCTGTTTCCTATAAGGCGATGCCTTCATGGTTTGGTAAAGCTATGCTTTCTATTGCCTGTCAATGCGAGAAAGCCGTCTGACTAATGGCAATCAAGATTGCTATAAGTCTGACAGCACTCTCGCTTATTCAAATAGGTATGGCAGAGGTATGGGATAGAAAAGGTAGTGCGCCTAATGTCGGCAAGACCGACAGGCGCATTACCTTTTTATCCCTCACCACTGCCGCATTACCGCCCGATGGGTCGGGCGTGGCGTGGTGGCTCGCTTGGTGTGGTGGGCGGTGGTTCAGTAGCACGAAAGAGCGCAGTATAAAGCCGAAACCTTCGTTTTTTCTCGCATATATTGCAACGTCCGCAAGCCATTGATGCCCATCCGATACCTAATAGCCTTTCGTGGCAAGGCAAGACCCTCGGTTTGCTCGGCTTGGAGGCTTAAAGTGCCATAAATAGAGCGTTTGACGCATCCGAAACCCTATATCGTGCCGAAACTCGGTGTTTTGCCGAAACCTTTTGTTTGTTTCAGCCTTATTTGCTCAAGCCGAAACCCTATATCGTGCCGAAAACTCGGTGCTTTGCCGAAACCTTTTGCTTGTTTCAGCCTTATTTGCTCAAGGCGAAACCCTATATCGTGCCGAAAACTCGGTGCTTTGCCGAAACCTTTTGCTTGTTTCTGCCTTATTTGTTCAAGTCGAAACCCTTGTTTTTCGTGGAACTTGGAGGGTTTGTGCATCAGCGTGAAACCTCGGCTCGCTTTCGTCATCAGCGAAACTTGCAAGCCTTTTTCGTCACTTTCTGCCTTTTCGCCTTTTGGCGCAACTAAGGCGGTTTTGCGAGTGTGAGAAACTAAATATTAACATTTGTTTACATATTCCGCAAAGGTCGGGCGGTTGTAGTCGTCAGCAAGGACAGGGCGGTCGGGGGGTCTTTATCAAGACGGGTTAAGGGAAAATCCCTTAACAATCCCTTAACGGCTTGATACACAAGCCTTTCGTTTTTCTATCGCTTAATTTTCGTCGGTTTTTGTCGGCGCCAGAGTGCCTAAATCGGGCGAAACTGCCTTATTTCTCGTCTTTTGAGTGGTGTTTGAGCGGTGTTATTTTTGCGTATCATTAACCAATAAAATTGAAAGACGTATGTCGAATATAAACACCAATGCGACCGTTACGCTCACTGTAAACGGAAAACAGGCGGAAGATATGCTCCTGAAACTGAAATCTCAGGCTGCAAACCTCGAAAAAGCCATCGAGAAAGCGGCAGCAGCAGGAAACAAACAGCAGCTCACGAAGCTAAAGCGTGAACTGAAGGAAACCAATCGCCAAATCTCGCAGATTGAAAATGCTGCAAAAGGGGTCGAGCATGTTCTGCAACGACTCGATGAAACTTCGCCAAAGGAACTGAACCGCACATTGTCACAGCTGAAGCGTAACCTTAATGGGCTTGAACGGGGAAGCGAAGAGTGGAACAGACAATGTGAGGCGATTAAGCGTGTAAAGGCGGAGATTGCCAAAGTGAACTCGCAACTGCGAGAGAATGAGAGCCTGTGGGAACGGATGAACCGAAAGCTGAACGACTGGCAGACAGCTCTTGCCGGCATCGCTGCTGCCATCACGGGTATCATCATGGCTGGACGCTCAGCGATAAACGCTTTTGCGGATATGGACCAGGAGATGGCGAATGTCCGAAAATTTACGGGAATGAACGCTTCGGAGGTAGAGCAACTGAATGAGGACTTCCAGAAGATTGACACCAGAACGGGGCGTGAGGAGTTGAATAAGTTGGCGCAGGAGGCGGGTCGATTGGGCAAAACCTCGCAGGAGGATGTCTTGGGCTTCGTGAAAGCTGCCGACCAAATCAATGTGGCTTTGGACGACCTCGGTGATGGGGCTACGCTTACATTGAGTAAACTTACAAACATCTTCGGTGACGAGGAATGCCTCGGCACGGAGAAGGCTCTGCTTGCCGTGGGTTCCGTTATTAATGAGTTGTCGCAGAACTGCACGGCTTCTGCTCCTTATCTCGCAAACTTCACACAGCGCATGGCTGGCGTGGGTGCCCAGGCGAAGATGACTATCCCGGAAATCATGGGCTT